AAGCTGTTAATGCTACAGGGGATGATCTTAAAAAGCAGATCTTCCCACTACCTACTAATCAACCTAGTGAAGTTCTTTTCAAACTTCTAGATCTACTTTTAAAGTCAGGTAAAGAACTAGCATCAGTAGCAGAGATCTTTGTGGGTAAAATGCCCGGACAGAATACTCCAGCTACAACAACGATGGCTACTATTGAGCAGGGTATGAAAGTATTTACTGCTGTTTACAAACGTGTCTATCGTGCATTAACTTCAGAGTTCCGTAAGATCTATAAGCTTAATAAAGTTTATCTAAACCCAGAAACATATATCTCTGTTCTAGATGAACCTGTACAAGACTCTGATTATTCTGGTCCAGAGGATGATGTTTTCCCCGGAGCAGATCCTACTGCTGTATCTCAACAGGAGAAACAGGCAAAAGTACAAGCTCTCATGCAGATCTTACAGTTGGGTACTCTAGATCCAATGGCTGTTACACAGCTTTATCTAGAAGCTCATGAGATCCCAGAAGCTGAGAAGTATCTAAAACAACCAAGTCCTCCACCACCTGATCCTAAGATGGAAGCTATGAAACTAAAAGCTCAACTAGATCAGCAGAAGGCTCAGACTGATATGATGATTGCTGCTAAGAAGGCTGAACTAGAAAATGCTACTAAAGAACAGGAAGCAGCTATTAAAGCACAACTTGGTCAGTTACAGATTCAACAGAAGCAAATGGAAGCTATCCTTGCAGGACAACTTGCTAAACAGCAGTTAGAATCCAAGATGGTTGAACAACAGGTTAATATGCAAGGGCAGGTACAAAAGCAACAACTAGATCTTCGTGCTAAAGATGCAGCACATCAACAGAAGTTACAGCAACAGAAAGCAGTAACTAAAGCAACACCAACTAAGAAAGTTTAGGAGACTAATACATGACACCTATCACCAAAGGTGATTTTATAGATTGGAAAAGTAATAAAGTAACAGAAGCATTCTTCTCTGCAGCCAGAGAGCGTATTGAGGAAGCTTCTAATGTATTATCAGTAAGTGCTGGAACAGATCCTGCACAAGATCGTTTTCTTGTAGGATTAATCCATGCCTATCGGGAACTTCAAGACTTTTATGTAGAGGATGCAGAGAATGATTAATCTTCTACTTCACCATGTACTTGTTAAGATTCCTCCTGCAGAAACAACTTCTGCTGGTGGTATTGTTATCCCCACAGCAGTAGCAGATAAAGAACGTAAAGCAGTTGAATATGGTACAGTTGTTCAAGTAGGTCCTACAGCTTTCACAGCTTTAGGTGGCCATCCTGATCTCCTTAAAGAAGGTGATGAAGTCTCCTTCTTACGTTATTCAGGTAAGTCTGTAGTAGACTCAGATGGTCAAGACTACATTATATTAAATGATGAAGATATTCTTTGTAAGATTGTATAAGGAAATTAGATGAGTGATGAGAATCAAGTAGACCTACAAGAAGAGGTCAGTAATGATGTACAACAAGAAGTTAAAGTAGATCCCTACGAGGAAGAAGCGCGTGCCCAAGGATGGAAACCCAAAGAAGAGTATGAAGGGGATGAACATCAATGGCGTAATGCTAAAGAATTCGTAGAGCGTGGAGAACTATTCAGTAAGATTGATTCAATGGGTCGAGAACTAAAAGAGACTCGCAAGGCTATGAGAATGCTTCAAGAGCATAATAGCCAGATTAAGGTTGCTGAATATAATAAAGCTTTAACAGAACTTAAGAATCTTCAAAAGAAGCATCTTGAAGAGGGTAATGCTGATGGTTACTTAGAAACTTCAGAACTATTAACAGATTTAAAAGCAGAGCAAAAAGCACGAGAAGTAGTTTCAAAAGCGACTCCTCAAGCAGTTGATCCTAGATTCACATCTTGGGTATCACAAAATAAATGGTACGAGCAAGATCAAGAACTACGAGATCATGCTGATATTATTGGCCAACGATATGCTGCTTCTAATCCTGAATTAGATCCAGAAGATGTTCTAAAGTTTGTAACAAATTCAATTAAACAGCGGTTCCCAACAAAGTTCGCTAATCCTAATAGGACTAAACCTGGAGCAGTCGCTTCCTCAAATACTACTAGTGTAGCACAAAAAGGAAGTCAATTTGAAATGACTGATGACGAGAAACGAGTAATGAATACTTTTGTCCGTACAGGTGTTATGACTAAGGAAGAGTACATTAAACAATTAAAAACAATTAGAGGAGTAGTCTAAGATGACTGTCAAACAATCGGTAGTAGAAAAACGGGTTCATAGAAAACCTTTACATCAGCAAGGTCCACAAAACATTCTTGGGGAAAAAGATCCCAACTTTCATTACAGAATAGTTAATGATACAGGAAATCGGATCGAAGCTTTTCAACAAGCCGGATATGAGCTTGTTACTGACGATGATATTATTGTCGGTGATTCTCGTGTTTCTTCTGCCGGCGATCTTGGTTCTTCCAAACGTATTATCAGTGGTGATGGTAATACTGCTTATCTTATGCGGATTCCTCTAGAGTATTATCAAGAGGATCAAAAAGCTAAAGAGGAAAAAATCAAAGATCAAGAGCGGTCAATGAAAGACGAATCTTCTCAAGGTCTTTATGGGAACATTAAAACGTTCACTAAATAAAATACTCTTGGGGAGTTAATTAATTTTGGAGAAATCTTAATGGCAAACATTTCAAAGATTAACGGCTTTAAGCCTGTTAAACATGTAAATGGCTCCCCTTATAATGGTCAAAGTAATATCTATTACGTTCCTGCGTCAGATAGCACTGCACTATTTGTAGGTGATCCAGTCAAACTTGCTGCTGATGCTAACGATCAAGGCATTCAGCAAGTTACCAAAGCTACAGCAGGTGCTGCTGTTCTTGGTGTTGTTGTCGGTGTTATTAACACCAAACTAGATCCAGTCGGGGGTAATATGACTGGTGGTTCAATCGCACTCGATACCCCACAATATCGTGTAGCCTCAACAGGTACTTATGTTCTTGTTGCTGATTCACCTGATGTTGTTTATGAAGTAGAAGCTGCTACTGGCTCTAATGCTGCTTATGCATTCGCTGTTGCAGATGTTGGTCAGAATGCTGATCTAACTACTGTTGCTGGTTCTACTACTACAGGTACAAGTGCTGCTGCTCTTAACATGGCAACTAAAGGATCAACAGCTACACTACAATGGAAAATCATTGGTGTTGTTCAACGTCCTGATAATGAGATTACTGGTAATTATACCAAAGTGCTTGTTAAAATCAATAACGCTCAACTAAGTGCCGGTACTGGTACTGCTGGCGTCTAATTAGGAGATTAATAAATGTCTGCAGGTGTAATTACTTCATCAAGTTTTGCCAAACTACTTTGGCCTGGACTTAATGCAATTTATGGAAAAGAATATAGCGACTATCCTGTCGAATGGGATAAGCTATTTGAAAAGAATACTTCAGATCGGGCTTATGAAGAGGATCTAGGACTAAGTTCCTTTGGTCTTGCTTCAGTCAAGAATGAAGGTGCTCCTATCACTTATGATACTGAGCGTCAAGGTTTCACTTCACGATACAACCATGTTGTGTATGCACTAGGTTTTATCATCACTCGTGAGATCTATGAAGACGACCAGTATGGTAAAGTTGGTGCACAAAAAGCTAAAGCTCTTGCACGCTCCCTACGTCAAACTAAGGAGATTGTAGGTGCTAACATTTACAACCGTGCCTTTAATGGTTCTTATGTCGGTGGTGATGGTGTATCACTTATCTCAGCTTCACACCCAAATGTCGCTGGTGGTACTTTTTCAAACCAAATCGCTACTGCTTCAGACCTATCAGAAGCTGCTCTTGAACAAGCTGTTATTGATATTGCTGGTTTCCGTGATGATCGTGGTCTTCTAATCGCGGCTCGTCCTGAGAAACTAGTTATCCCTTATCAACTTCAGTTTGAAGCCAAGCGTATTCTTGGCGCAGATGGTCGTGTTGGTACTGATCTTAACGATCCTAACGTTATTAAAGATCTTGGTATCTTTAGTAATGTTGTTACTAACCACTACCTAACTGATACTGATGCATGGTTTATTCTTACTACTGTCAAAGAAGGTCTTAAATACTTTGAACGTCGTGGGGACCAATTTGAAATGGATAACGACTTCGATACTGAAAATGCGAAGTACAAAGCTACCGCTCGTTACTCCTTCGGTTGGAGTGATCCTCGTGCAATCTATGGTTCACAAGGGGCCTAATAACCAATATGTAGGGGAGTAAAATCCCCTACTCTTTTATAAAGGATTTATTATGCCACAACCAGTTTTAGGACCAGCAGGTGTAACTGTAACTACACCACCATCAGTAGAACTCTTTGCTAAAGTTGTCCAACTAAACGCTGTCGCAGCGGATGCTACAGGTTTTGAAGCTTTTGTTCTTCCTAAAGATTCAGTACCTATTGGTGCTTATATTATTTCTTCAGGAGCGAATGCTACACAAACAATCAGTGTTGGTACAACTCTAGGTGGGACACAGTTAGTTAATGCTGCTACTTGTAATGGTGCTCAGTTTAGTGCTGTCGGTTCTGCTGTTGGTGCTCAAATGGGTACTAAACAAACAGCGGATACTAAGTACTACGCTAAAGCATCAGCTACTCTAACAAATCCAGTTAAAGTTCTGGTAGAATACTACTTCCCACAACAAGGGAATGATTGGTAAAATCCCAAGGGGGAGAATAAAATTCTCCTCCTATTTTTTTAGGATAACTTATGCGACCAACTAGCGTAACATTATCATCTACAGGGCAGTCTGCATGGATTCCTGTGGATTATAAAAATTCAAGTTTTAATCTGGGTCTACAAGCCGTCATCTCTGGGGGAGCTTCTCTAGTTTGGTCTGTACAAATGACCTCAGATGATATCTATGATCCTACTGTAACTCCTACAGCCATCACTGCACCTTCTCCTATGGATACAGGTACAGGTAATGAGGTAGGTGTTCTTACTATTCCTTGTCGTGCTGTCAGGCTATCTGCCACAATCACTACTGGTTCAGTAACTCTTACCATTATTCAAGGAAACTACTAATGAGTGTTAAAGGTTTAGATACTTTTTTTGACGTTCTTGCTGTTATTAAGAATCCTGCTAGCTTTGAAAAAAAGTTAAAAGATATTCAAGCAGAGGTAGAAAAATATGAAAAAGTTATTGAGTCTATCGTAGGACTACAAAGTGTTCAGTCCTTTATTAAGGACATCGAAAAGAATAAACAGGCAGCAGAACTTCTTGTTAAAGAAGCTCAAGTCTCAGCAGAAACACAACGTCAATCTACACAACAATATGTAGATCAACAACTAGCTTCTCTAAAAGATGTTGAAGGTCGTCTTCAACAGGAGCAAGCTACTCTGACTAGTCTAAGTAAAGATATTAAAAATAAAGAAAAAGAACTATCTAAGAAAGAGAAAGAACTTCTTGAAAAAGATATTCAATTACAACAGAAAGATAGTTATATTCAGAATCTAACTCAAGAACTAGAAGAGCGTAAACAAAAGTTAATGCGAGCTTTCAATGACTAAGTTAGCTTATCCTGTACGACGAATAGTTAATTTTGATGGTTCTAGTGATACTGTTCATTATATAGGGGAAGCTTCTTTCGGAATACAGAATTCAGATGCAGCATGGAGAATCTTCAGATTATCTTATTCAGGATCAGATTTTCAATTACGTTATGCTGACGGTACTGATGAATATAATAAGGTGTGGGATAACCGTGCATCTTATACATACTAATAAAGGAGTATAAATGTCAGCTCTAACTGATTATGGGGAAAACAAAGTTATTGATGCTCTGTTTAGAGGTCAAGCTTTAGGTGCCCCTGCTACATGGTATATACGTTTAAATACTACTACACGTAGTGAGACAGGTGCTGCTACAGAAGTTTCTGGTGGAAGTTATGCTAGAGTAGGTGTAACAGCTTCACTAACAGACTTTGCAGGTACACAGTCTGCAGGTAGTACTACTGCATCTACAGGTACTGGAGGTACAACCAGTAATA